TACCCTGCGCTCCACCAATGTTGCTGAGGAGCGTGTCGTAGAGGTTGCCAGTGAGCTGGTTAGCTGAATGCTGTGCCTGCATATTGGCGTTAGCGCCACCCAATGCAAGCTGAGACATGTAATCAAGACCAGTAAGCTGACCGGTCTGAGCCATATCAGCGTTGCTCTGACCCAACTGCATCGCCGCCATCTGCTGTTGCATTGGCATGAACGAGTTCTGGTAGTACTGCTGACCAAGCTGACCGAGCTGACTACCCATTTGCGCCAGCATTCCCTGCTCTTGAATGGCATTGCTACCAGCCTGATTGCCAAGACCGCCAAATGCGGCGGCGGCGTTGTTTAGCTGGCTGGCATGGTTAGCCATGTTTGCGTAGTTCTGATTGCCAAGCTGACCAAACTGACCAGCCATCTGGCCGAACATCTGTCTTTCAGAATCTGCCTGTTGCATGGCGCTGAGGTTCGCCTGATTAGACGCCTGCGCTCTAGCCCTAGCCATAGCCGCATCCTCAGCAGTGCCGCCATACTGCGATCCACGGACTCCTCCGCGACCTCTCGCATACTCAGCGGCCTGTTGCTCAGCCTGCATCCTATTCAGCTCAGGGTTCTGAGTCGCCATCATCTGGTTGTAGATTTCTTGCTGGCGCGCACTAGGATCAGCCATTGCTTTAGCCGCGGCGCTTTGCGCTTGAGTACCAAACGCCCCCTGACCCGGAGTTATTCCGTTAGCGGCTGTTTGAAGACCGCTAGACATAGCATTGAAGTCAGTAGAAGTTTGACCACTGCTTACATTATCCATTGCGTTATAGGCGCTAGCAGAATCTGCAAACGCATTGGTGTATCCGGTCTGCATTGTGTTAACGAGCTTGTTAGTCTCCTCGTCTAGCCCCAGATTGGTCTGGAGTTGCATTACGGGGTTGTTATCGGCATCAAGAACGGGATTTCCATCAGCATCTGTTACCGGCTGATAGCCGGAAGAGCCACTCCCCAATCCAGTAGTAACGCCATAGCCTTGGAACTGAGAGCCAGAATTTAGCTGACCGCCCAAGCTATCTAGGTAAGCCTGAATACCAACACCAAGCTGTCTGGTGTCATTAGCGTTATTCAGCGCCCCAGCAATAGTGCCAATCCCTGCTACTGGGCCTGCATAGTCGCTTAGCCAATCGCCAATGCCGCCAAAGAAATCACCAAACCCCTTCCAATTGCCGTTCGCGTCAGTGGTTGCTGGCTGATTAGCAGTAGCATCACTCCCGGTAGCCTGATTAGCTAGTTTGTTCTGCATCATCATCGGCCGACCAACCTGGTTTTGCCCTCCCGGTGGTAATGCTCCAGCCTTCGCGACTCCATCCGGACCCATCATCATTCCGCCGGTTGGATTGCCTAGCGTCATCATGTCGCCACCCCGGAATTGCGGCCCAGGCTGACCCACCGCGCCCGCCTGAGCCACTCCATTAGCGCCCATCACCATCCCGCCAGACGGCGCGCCTAGCGTCATCATGTCGCCATTCGGGGATTGCGGCGCACCAGCGCCTCCGCCCATAGGCTGTGCATAAAATGCAGGATCAAAATTCATTATTTGACTCATGCCGTTAATCTCCCGGTGGCAGAATTAATATCAATCTCTTGCAGGGCATAACGACCACCCTGAACCTTGACTTCAAAACCTACACGGAACAGCTCGCCTGATCCTGTAGTGTTGATCTTGTATCCCTTGTAGTACGGCCCACCGCCAGGGTAGTAACCAGCCTTTTCTTCTAAGCCGTCATCAGTAAACTCATTCACGTTAAACTCAGAGCCGCCATCAACCTCTATCTGAAACTCTCTGCTACCAATGAACCTGTCAGAGAACCCCCACAAAGCATTGGCCTGACCGGGGACATACTCACCCATGCAGACATAGTGGAGAGATTTAGGAATCGTGGTTTGCATAGGACTCTGGTTTAAAGCCAGCGCCATACTTTCATATCGCATGACGTATGGCTCAATATCTCCATCGGGATTACGCTCTAAGTAACCATCGTATTTCATCAAGCCTTTAGCTGGTTTGCCCGCAAGGAAAACAATATCTTCCTGCGCCTGCTTCAGCTCAATAGAGTCATTCCAATAGCAGTCAGTCCACCTTGTTACCTTAAACCCGCCGGTCTTTGACGGCATATTCAAATGGAATGCGTAAGCTATTTTCAGGCTGGCAAACAGCAGTACAGCAAGAGACTCAGAGGGCATATACCTGAATCTAATTGCACTATGAGAGGAAGACTCAAGAATTTCTGTCTTGATGACATCTTGAATCTCTCTGCGGATATTAAGGCTGGGTTCTTGTAAAGGGTTGGACTTCTCCTGAATTACCCTGCCAAGAGAACGCACCCCAGTATCATCAACAAACAAAACATCAGTGCCGATATTGCATATAGCATCACGGCGTACCAATCCCACATTGCTTATTGCATCCTGTAAAAAGATTCCCGTGTTCGGCTGGTTAATGATTCCAGCAGGAGAGCCGGAGTCAGCATTAGCGTATACAAGAATGCTATTCCTACCAAAGACAAGCAGATAGCCGTTATGAGCATGGATATTAACAATGCTGTCGCCATCCACAGGCCAGTATTCGCGAACATCTATGATCCCTGCGTCGTTAAAGCCATCGTAATCAGCACTCTCGTCATACCAAGTGGTTTCATCTAAGAGCTTTGAGTAATGGATTTGATGATAATCACCGCCAACACCAGTGACCCACACTCTGCCGTATGCGGAGACAGCAATGTCGCCATCTATTGGATAGGCTGTGCCGTTGCCGTCTTCCCATTCGCCACCAGCAACAACAAAGTCACTGTCATTCTCCAGCCTTAAAAACGGCTTGCCCTTAACGAACAGCAAGAGCCTGTCATTCCCAGTTGTTATGTCGTTTGCGTTAAAGTTGACAAACTCACCGGTCAGCAAGACTTCATTGTCATAGCCGCTAGGCAGTCCCAAGCTCTCAACCTTGTCGTTAGAGCCAGTGTATGTGCCAACTCCGTACTGAATGTTTCCTTCTAGTTCCGGCACACGGCGCGGGGCCGCTAACTGACGCTTCATTCCAACAGGTACAGTGCGCGGATCTTTTGGGTAAACGTACCTATCACCGTAGCGATAGATAAATACAGGACGGAAGTCGGCCTGCTCTTGCTCAGCAGAAGCCCTGCCAATTACATCTTTGCCTAAAGTAATAAATTCGTTGCGGCCCTTTTCGTCTGCGACTGTGGTGTAAGAGACTTCTTCTAAAGACACCCTGATCTGTAGCGGGCAATTTGTAGCGGCAAAGCCGGGTTCGCATTCCCAAGCTACATATAAAGCGCGAGAGGGATCAATTTCAAACTCATGAATAACTGTCCCAATTGTTGATGTATAAGACCATTGATGGCTTGTTGGGCCTTCGTCCAGCACGCTGTCAACAAACAGGTCGGTAGGAAACATAGGCCAGATCTGGCTTCTGTTTGGATACAGCTGGTAGAAAAATATTCGCCCGAGCTTGTCTGGGAATTCAGCAGGGGGGTTAGAGAAAGGCGGAATTTCAGAAGTCGAAAAATCTCTAAGGGAGATAGACATCTTAAAAAACATTTTGTCTATGTCCGCATCAGGGTCAACCACATGAACCTCTAGTGGCTGTATGTAGCAGTCTCCACTGATTGGCGTAGTGATTTGAATTTCATTTCCAACAAAATCCCATGCCCTCTGTCCTTTTGGATAGAACCCAACGCTTTCGCTTACTTCCTTTTTGTTGTCCGTAGCGGGCTTATCTGTCAAAAGCCTGAAATCAGCAAAGGCTTTGCGGCTGATTAGCCTACCAATCTGATCCACCACTACATTGTCAGCAACCAACGCAAACTCAGGATCACCGTTAATAGGTGACAGCTCAGTGTTTAGCCCCTGAAATCCGGGGGCGCGTATTGCTACTTGCTGTACAGGTTGTGCCATTAGACTACCGCCCAGGTGTACTCAGTAGGTGAAAGGTTAGCGTCCAGTGCTATGGCATCAGAAATATAGTTTTGCGCCATGCTGAACAGCTCTGCCGCTGTCTGACCACCTACCTCTCCACGCTCCCTAGCCGCGAGAGCTAAGGCGTAATAGAGGACGGGCTGGTCAGGGACTCTGAGCATATCTGTGTCATCTTTTAGATCCGGCAACTGCCGCCAGCCCAATACAGTAATAGGCCATATAGCATCAGGGATGTTGTCAAAGCGCATCATCAGATTGCCGTCATCATCTGTGCCTTCAAAGGCCCATCTAAAGGGCTTGCCATAGCGAG